GGTTGAGACTCCTGATGGTGTAGCCCATGTAGGAAACATTATAGTAAGAGGTAAGAAACTGGATATCTTCGTTTATGATGAGACATATGAAGATGAAAGTGGAAACATTGTACCGTTCATGCCTTCCGGTAAGCTCTTCTTAGCTGCACCTGGTATGGGAAGACTGCTGTATGGTGCGATTACTCAGATCGAGCAGGAAGACAATCAGTTCCATACATATCGTGGCAAGAGAATCCCTAAATATCTTACTGATGCGAAGAATGAGGTAAGAGAAATCCGTGTTTCCTCCGCTCCGGTGCCGGTACCTAATGACAAGAGAGGCTGGGTTGTAGCCGACGTATTGAACTAGGAGGTAATATTTTATGATTAAATTAGTAAGAGGACGATACGGACCTAAGTTATTAGGTCCGGGTTCAGTACTTAATCTGGATGAAGCCACAGAGCAGAGATTGGTAAGCAGTAAGGTTGCAGTATTTATCGGTGAAGATGATGCTGATGATCATAAGGAAGATACTGGCCTTAGTATCAAAACTGCTGAACAGGTAAAGAAAATCAAGTCAAAAAAGGGACTTGTGAAGTATGCCGCGAGTATCGGTCTTCATACCTTGAATGAAGAAATGTCAATGGAGTCATTGATTGATGAAATCATGAATTATCAGGAAGAGCAGTTCAGCGAGGTGTAAACATGAGCTTTAAGGATATGGCTATGGATGATCTTAATAAAGTATTCTTTAATACTAATGAATTTGCTGATGAGTGCACTTGGAATAAAACGAAGATAGTAGCGGTAGTAGATGATGATTCACTCATAAGAAAATATTCGGCTGAATTTTCAACCTTATCTCAGGGATCACATCTTATCTATGTAGAAGAAAATCAATTCACCAAGTCACCATTTATTAACGAAGTGGTTGTATTCAACAATAATACATATACCATTGATGAGGTAAAGCGTGAACTCGGTATGTTGGCGATATTCCTGGATTGTGGGCGTGGTTAAATGATAAAAATCAATACGAAGATAAACACTCCTTTTTTTGATCAGCTTAAAACTGTATCAACATTGGGTGGAAAGAAAGCTATGAGCATGGCAATTAACGACTCATTGAAGACAGGCAAGACAGCTCTTAAGCGAGAAATTTCCCAGAAGTATAATATAAAGCAGTCGGATGTTGATAAGAATTCCAAAGTAGTAAAATCATCGATTGCTAAAGTGAATGATGGAAAAATTGTTGTTGCAAGTAGGCTTCTTACGGTTGGTACCAGTACACATTTTAGTATTACACCAAAGCAATATGTCTCACAGAAAGGTGTTAAGGTTAAAAAGAGGAAGATTGCTACAGCCACAATCAAGAAACAGCAGAAAAAGCAAGTCAAAGGTGCATTCATAGCTAATCCGGCATCAGTCAAAGGTGCCAATACTATGTTATGGCTTCGCATGGGTGGAAAAAACAGAGGTATACAGCCATTTAAAACCATATCGATACCTCAGATGGCATCCAAAAAGGAAGTATACAGTCCAGTACAGAAAAGTATGGTGGAAAAATATAATAATCGTTTTGATCACTATATGAAAAGAAGTCTGGATCAGGTGAAAGGAAGTTAGTCATGGCATCTACTACGTTGAAGATCTTACATGAGTATCAGGAGTTTATAAAAAAAAGGCTACAAGATGATGACTATAAGTTGGTCAAGGCTCCACCAATCGATAAGCAGGGAGTATTAAAACCAGAATTTGTAATACCTCCTGTTATTACCGGTTGTCTACCACATGCAAACTTTTCATTATACGGAGCAGAGAATATATTCTTTCAAGCTCCTTATATCATGGTTGGATTTGATGATAGTGTGATTGGTGATGATGAAACAAGTATTCAACTACTTATTCAAGCTTGTTGTTATTCTTCAGCTTCATATGTAACAGATGAGAATAATGAATTATATGATCTTGATATACCGGATAATAAATCCTTTGAAGATTGCGTGAATCTATTGGAGTGGATTAAGCAGAAAATTCTAGATGCCGGGATCATAGCAGGTACAACCATTGAAAAGCCGGTCAGACTTGGAACTTATAATTCAAAGGAGTTAACATATCCTTATTCCTTTGGTTATTTAAGCTTCCAAGTTAATTCAGTGAGACACGAGATAAATAGAAATAAATTTTATAATTAGGAGGTAAAAAAATGTCAAGAGGTATAAATGCGATTCAACAAGACAGCGAATTACTTGATCTTGAAAAAGGTTCATTAATTCCTTGTTATATCGGATCAGCCCCATATTGGCAGGTCGACAATCCGAATTGGGCAGATATCAAAGGGAAGGCCTTTGTGATCTCAAGCTTATCTGATGCTAAAGCGAAGATAGGCTTTTATAAACCTTCATCAGGTAAGTGGGATAAGGAATTCTCACTTGGTGAGGCGGTTTATGCTCACTTTGGTGATAAGAATAACGCAGTCGGGCCTATCATAGTCCTTGTAAATGCAGCATCAATTAGTGTTGCTGCCGAAGCATCTTCTAAGAACGTTGCAATATCTAATGGTGTCGGTTTACTTGAAGTAAGTGGTAAAGCAGCACTTAGCACAGTTGCAATAGCAGGTAAAACAAAGGGAGTGGATTACACTGCTGTTTATGATGCAAATGGTAAATCTATCATTATTACCGATATCGGCAACACTCTCGGTAGCAGTGCAACAATTACATATTCTGAGGTAACCGGCCTTGATACGTTAATTATGACATCTGCAACCTTTGATGCGATTGATTATTTTGAGCAGACAATAGGAAATATCCCTGCTGTATTCGCTGCTCCTGGATGGGAAGATGAACTTATTGACGGTGCTGAAGGTACTACAGTGTGTGATAAGCTGAAGGATTTGGCGGCAGATCAGATCAATGGACATTGGTATACTCAGGCTTATGCACAGTTAAACTCAAGTGCGAGAACAGATGTTGCTACTGAGAAGGCTACGAAGGGTTATGACAGCCCTAAATTGAAAATCTGCTGGCCGTATGTAAGGAAGAACGGTCTTGTTTATTCTTTAGTTACCATATTCATTGTAGCAAAGATGAAGGTTGATATCAGCAATGATAATACTCCGTATGAATCAGCCTCGAATGAGATAATTGATATCGAAGGTCTATGTGATTCATCTGGTAATATTATCCTGCAGAGTGAAAAGGCTGCAAATTCTTTAAATGAAATCGGTGTTGCTACGTGTAATTTTGCATCTGGCTCATGGCGTACTTGGGGTGTATGCATGTCTAATTATCTGGAAAGCAATAAGGGCAATATTCTTCCTGAAAACTTGAATGATGTTGCTGTACAGATGAGAGATTATGTGTGCAACGACTTCCAGGTAGCCAATTTTGAACATATTGACAAGCCGATTCCTACTAGGAAGGCAAAGGAAATCGTTGATGATTACCAGGTAGTCTTGAATTCACTGGTTAATTCAGGAGCATTGTTATTCGGAAGTATTTCGTTTAAGGCTGCAGAAAATCCAATCAGCGCACTTGCCAATGGTGAATTTGTATTCAACATTGCTGAGACAAGTACTCCTCCTGGTAAGAGTATCACAGGAAAAGTACAGTATACACCTGCTGGACTGGATAGCTATTTTAATGAGGAGGTATAAGGCAAATGAAGCAGTATGCAAACAAAGTTGTTGATCTATATCCTACGATCAAAAGCAATGGTAAGTATATTGAGATTGAAGATGTGACCAGTTTTTCAACACCTGAAGTATCTTTTGCAGATGGTGAGGTAACTGGAGCTGGTATCATGGGTACGGTAAATATACCAGACATCTATAACATGGATGCTATGGAGTCATCCATTACTGCAAAGTCATTTAGTAAAGGAGTTATAGCTGCCATTAATCCTGCAGGTGTGGATCTGAGACTGAATTGGGCTGTTGACAACGTGAGTGGATCAGGGGAATCTTCCTTTACCTCTTATACAGCTACTCTCAAAGGCAGACCAAAGAGTATTCCGGCTGCTGAGGCTACCAAAGGCGAAGGGATGGAGGTTACAGTTCCTATTGCAACCAGCTATTATAAGCTTGTAAAAGACGGTCAAGTGCTTCATGAGCTTGATCCTCTAAATAATAAGCTAGTGATTAACGGAGTTGATTATGCAAAGAAGTTAAACTCCGCTCTTAACAGATAATAATCAATAATATGGAGGTAAGTTATGAACAAAGAAAATGAATTATTAGAGCCGGATGAGATATTAGATCAGGTAAAGGATAAGAATGATACAAATGAAGATGCCGAAGAAGAGAAGGCATCTGGCATCCTTAAGCTCTCGAAGCCATTCGATGTCAACGGCGAGAAGATCAATCAGATTGAGTTTGATCTTGACTCGGTTAAGCCAATTCAATACATCAATCTGATTGCCAGATTGAGCAAAAAAGAAGAAATATCCGTTCCTGAACTTAACATAAATGTTCAGATCGGATATTTTTCTTTAGCTTGCGGAATCCCTGTATCTGACCTGAAGCGTATGCCTAGTACAAAAGATTTCTCGGTTGCATGTTCTAAGGTACGAAGTTTTTTGCTAGGAGCATCGGATACGGAGAGCACGGAGGAGTAATTTTCATTAAGACCGTTGCAGGAACTATCACTATGGACACATCAACCGATTATATGACTGCACTTGATATGCCGATAGGCTTGTTTTTGGATTGCTATAACACGTTAGTTATGATATCTGAAAAGCGTGATGATGAGCTAAAAAGAAGTATTGATGCGGTCAAAAACAAGAAATAAGGTGGTGTATATTTGGCTAAAGGAAAAGAATTCAGTACGAATATAACTTTGCGTGGTAAAGTTGATCCTAGTCTTAATAAAGCGTTTCAAGATACAAAATCTAAAGCAGGTAATGCAGCAAGAGCTATAAGCAAGAGTTTGTCAAAGAATATGACTGATGGCACCAGAATAGCTACTAAGGCAATGACAAAATCATTGAAATCAGTAGCCATTGGTGCTGTAAAGATATTCGGAGCGATCAAAGCTATTGCGAAGCTTAAGGATTTTGCTTCTGAGACGGTTACAGCAGCCAAGGCACAACTGGAAGTTCAAACGAAGTTATCTTCTGTACTTGAGAATGTTAAATCAATTCAGATCAGAGGTCCTAATGCAGCTGCTGAGGCTGCAAAGGAACTACAAAATGTCGCAGATGCTCTTGAAAAAACAGGTGTAATAGGGTCTGATGTTGCTATAGCTGGTATGCAACAATTAGCTACCTATCAGCTATCCGAGAAAGAAATATCTGTTTTATCGGGAGGCATGGCTGATTTATTAGCTCAGCAAAAAGGTTTGAATGCTTCTCAAGGTGATGCTGTATCAATCGGAAATTTGATTGGTAAGGCTATGTCGGGTAATGTTGGTGCACTATCAAAAGTTGGTATTACTTTTACCGAAGTACAGGCTAAAGCTATTAAAACAGGTGATGCTACATTACGAGCTGCTACAATAGCTGAGGTATTGAAGGACAATGTTGGTGGTGTTAATAAAGCCTTAGGCGATACAGATCAAGGACAGCTATTACAAGCACAGAACACCTTTGACGAAATAAAAGAGGAAATCGGATACTTTCTTTTACCTCTTTTGAACAAATTCGTCAAAGGTGTTTTACCTTATGTAAAAACCGGTCTCGAAAAGCTGAAGGGAGTCCTTGATAAACTTAGCCCGATTATCGGTAAGATATTAACCAATGGATTTGAACGGTTTTCAACTATCTTACCAATAATTATGGATGTAATCTCCGATATTTTACCGATATTAGCACAATCCATTTCACCTATGGGTGCATTGAAGCAGTTGTTACCAGTGATCATAAGCGCAATACAGATGTTGGTGCCGGTAATAAAACCACTGCTTCCTACAATCATTAACCTTATTCAGAAGGTATTGCCTGTATTACTCACTATTTTTCAGAACTTAATACCTTTAATTGCTAGTATTGTGAAAGAAATCGCTCCGTTGGTTATAACATTGATGGATGCACTTATACCGGCATTTGAAACACTGATTCCACCGGTGATTGATATCATATCGAATATCATGCCTGTACTTATTTCACTGTTTAAAATGATTACACCGTTTATTACTAAGCTTGTTTCTCAGATTGCTCCTCTGGTTAAGATTATCGCTGGAGCATTATTGCCAGCATTTCAAGCATTACTACCTCCGATAATGAGTTTAATTCAGGCGGTATTACCTGTTTTGATGGATCTGTTCAATTCGGTATTCTCAGTCATACAGTCGTTGGCACCTGTTCTCTCAGTATTGGCTCAGATAATTTCGAATGTGTTAGGCAATGCATTTCAAACCTTAGTTCCAATCATTCAAGGAATATTAGGTCATTTTACAAATATCATGAATACACTCAAAGCTGTTATAGATTTTGTGGTGAACATATTCACTGGTAATTGGGAAGGTGCATGGGAAAATGTAAAAAGTATATTTGCCGGTATTTTCACTGGACTATCTGATGTTCTGAAGGCTCCGTTAAACCTTGTGATTGGTTTGGTCAATATTGCTATAAGCGGTATCAATGGTCTTACCAGCGTAATTAATAAAATACCAGGTGTAGATATTGGTGAAATTCCTCAAATACCTTATCTGGCAAAAGGCGCAACTGTGACAGCTCCTACTCTGGCTATGATAGGCGAGGGTAAAGTACCTGAAACAGTGGTACCTCACAACAACACCAGAAGATCAAGGGCATTGCTAGCCGAGGCTGCAAGAGGTGTTGGTATGAAAACCAGTGAAACTCCGATGCTATCAATCGTTAATAGTATAAACCGCTCTCTTTCTTATTTTGCAAGTTATATCAGTGGCATTAATAAGAACAAGTCGGTTCCTGGTGATAGTGATACGACGAATAATAGCAATAGTAAAACTTATAATTTCTACTATTCTCCTGTTGTCAGTGCGAAAGAT